AAAGAGTTTTAAATTTGTTGAGGTATTCCATACAATGATTCCCCCCCCCCCGCAGAAACTTTCGATGGATTCCGCGCGTGAGGCTATGTCCGTCAATGGCATAACACCCGAAATGTTAGAGGGTGCGCCGATGCTGTACCAGATCATCCCGTCACTGCAAGAGTTCATCGGGGATATGCCGCTTCTCGGCCACAATCTGGAATTTGATTTAAAATTCCTGTGCCGCGCGGGTCTGGATGTCACGCCGGAAACGCGCCGCTTCTACGATACCTACGAACTGGCCGGGCATCTGCTGAAAAAGCCAAAGTGGACTTATGACAGGGATTCGGGCGGCTATGGGCCGAACTATAACCAAAACTATGATGTTATGGATTATAAGTTGGGAACCCTGTGCGCGCACTTCTGGATTGACAGAATGGATGCGCACCGCGCGTTGGGTGACTGCGTAGATACCGCAAAGGTATTTCGCTACTTGCTGGAAAAGAAGATAGATACCACGGCAGGCTTTGACAGCTAAGTTACTTCGCGCTGTAAATTTTCTTCACACCGTTCATAACACGTTCAATCGCTCTTTCTTCGGCGGGTTTGATGTGCGGGTACGCCTGCACGCGCCCGCCGTTTTTCTTTGCGTGACCGTTTTCCAAGAGGTGGGTAAGCTGCCACGCAGAGCGGTTGCGGACAATCTCGCGCAGGCTGTCATTATCTTCCCATAGGGGCTTTATAGACCAGCCCTTGCGATATTTGCCCGTTCTGACAGGTGACGCGCTTTGAATTTCTTCCTTGCAGATTTTTGCCGTTTCACGAATCAGTTCTTTCGTTTCTTTGGTTGCCGCTTTGGAATAAGATTCAAGCTCCTTTCGGATAGCTGCCGCCAGTTGCTCCGGCTTGACCTTAATCGTGCTGCTCATGTGACGCCCCTTTTGGTTGCCGCGTACAGTTCCAGCGTGTCAGGGTCAGCCTGATAGGTGCGGTAAATCAGCTTTCTTTTGCCGTCCACCATGGCGTATTTCTCGCCGCTGTAATCCCACGGGCGCAGCACGAATTTCTGTACATTGCTGTACCCGTGGGAACCGGCGGTAAAAGATTCTTCCCGGCTCACACTCTTAATGTCACCGTACACCGTCACGCGGCCCGTCTCGGTTTCGGTCTGCCTGCCCAACGCGTCAGTATCGGAACTGTCCGTTGCAATCAGAATAATTTCATCGCTGAAATACATATCAGCCCTCCAGATAATCCCCGCACAGGCTCAAGCTGACCGCAAGGCTTTCATAGCTTTTCTGGTAGCGTTCGGCATCGCTGCCGCCGTACCCGAAATTACCCTTACAGTACAGCTTGACAGCCTGCTTGATAAGCGGGTCGTTGTCACTGATCTTTACGACACCACGTTTGCGCAGATCAGCTTTGCAGGCAGCAATCAAATCTGTAAGTTCATCATCAAACGCAGTCTTGTTCTTGTTGCGCAGCACCCACACTCTTGCAAGTTCAAGCACGGTTTACACCTCCGGGGGTTACACCTTGGCAGCTTCGCCCTTTTTGATGATGATAACGCCGTTGGGGTCAAGCAGCTTGCCGTCACAGATGTGCACCACCTTGGTCTTGACGGTGTTATCGTCGTGATCCATCCACTTGACGGCGGCAAACTGACCGTTGCTGTTCTCGGCGTAGTCGCTGGGGTTGAAGTACACGGCAATGACATCATCCTTGGCGGCGGCATCGAAGTTGGGGATGATGTCATCCTCGACGGTCTCCACAGGTTTGCCGCAGAAGCGGTACGTCTCTCCGCCGTCGATGCCGTAGTTCACACGCCCGATGGGCTGGCCGTTCTCATCGACCATGCCGTCAATGTAGCCGTCAAACGTGCCCTGCGCCATGGCAAACTCACCCTTGCGGTACGCCTTGGGAATCTTGGCGATGACCTTCTTGTGCCATGCGGAATAGTCGCCGATCTCATCAGGGGAAAGAACGACAACATTCTTGGTGGGCACGCGGCTGTCCTTGGTGATGCCACAGAACTGCCCGCTGCCGGTACCGGAAATGATGGCCTTTTCCTTTGCGGCAACGATAGCTTCCACAGCCAGCGGCACAAACATCTGCTGGAATTCGTCGAAGGTGACGACGGACGCAAGCAGGGTCTGTGCGATTTTGCATTCCAGACCGTAGTAGCTGAAGGAAACCTTCGTATTGGCGGTCAGCTTCTGATCGTCGCTGGACTTGCTCTCACCAATCCAGTTTGCGGTAGGCTTCAAGGTCAGAATCGGGAACTCGACACCGCCCTGCACGTTCAGCTTGCGGATTTTGGCGTACAGGTTGCCGTAGGACTTCATCTCGCGGATGATCTCGCGGGTGATCGTGGTGGGGATGACCGCGCTCGCGTCGGTGGTGGTCGTGGTAGCGGCCACATTCAGCATCGGGGCCACGCTGGCGCGCAGATCGGCGGGAATCTCGGTGCCGCGGCAGACGAAGTTCATAAACGCCGTGCGGTACTCGTTCGTCTCGCTGGGGTCGGTATGGGCGGTCTGGGCGCCGAAGTTGTTGATCGTGACCATGTGCGGGGCAGCGTTGGTCTGGTCGGGGGTTACATCGGGCAGTTTGTAACTGCGGTTGCCGTTTTCCAGCGCGGCCAGATTCGCGCGGGCCTGTGCGGCAGCTTCATAATCCGCGTCAAGCTGGTTGATCTCATCGCGGCAGCGGTTGGAAGTCTCGATGTCGCCCGCGTCGATGGCGGCGCGCATATCGTTCAGCAGTTTGGTGCGCTGGGCATTGTACTGTTCTTTCGTCATCATGTTAGACAACTCCTTTTTTGATAAGATTTTCATAATCGGTTTTGGCCTGCGCCAAAGCAGCGGCGTTCTGATCGCGGAACATGGCAAGCGTCTTTTGCACGACGCTTTCGGGCAGCAGTCCGGGCACGTCGGCAGCGACAAGGTCGCCGCCCATGACTTCATCCACAAGGCCAAGTTCCACGGCGCGGCGGGCATCGACCCATGTTTCCGCGTCCATCATGGCGCGGATTTCATCGCGGGTTTTCCCGGTTTTACGCATATAGGCGTTGGCAAGGGCATCACAGGCAATATCAAGCCGATCACCTGCACGATGCAGTGCGCGGTAGTCTCCATCGGCGCTGCTGTACACATTATGAATCATCATCTGACCCACGGGAGAAATCATGCTGTGCCCGGCCATTGCAATGACGCTGGCAGCGCTGGCGGCGTAGATGATCTTGATATTGACCTCGCCGGGATACTCGCACAAGGCTGTGTAAATGTCCGCCCCGGCATGAACATAACCGCCGCCGGAATTGATATACACTTCAATGGGCTGTCCGTTTGCGGCGGCAAGGGCATCCGCAACGTCTTTCGGCGTGGTGGATTCCATGTCAAACCAGTCGTAGACGCGCTTATAATCCTGCGGGATAATCACGCCTTTTACGTTTACTCTCATTCGGTTTCACCTCCCGACTTCGTTTGTTTTACGGGCGCGGTGTCAAGACGGCGGATGGGTTCGTCACCGCCTGCCACAGGGGCAAGGCCAAAGACAGCGCGCCACTCGTTGGGCAGCATAGCGCCGCGGTCAACCATGGATTCAAGGGAAAGTTTCGTGCTCATGCTGGCGTATTGCAGATTTGAACTTTCCAGATACAGCTTGTTCCCGAATGCGCGCTGCCGACGGTTCCACAGTTTGCGTGTGTGCTCGGCAGCGATTTGCAGCAGATCGGGTTCAACTTGGGCTTCGTAGTAGCTTATCCACTCATTTTCCGAAAAAGAGGATTTCACGATTTTTTCGTTTGTGTTGAAGAAGCTGTACAGCCGCGTGATGTTGTTTTGACTTTGCAGGGCGTTTGGCACATAGTCGTGCGGCTCCAACTGCACGGCATCGGCCTTTACGTCCGTACCTGCAACGCCCGTGCTGTTGTTGTTATCAAGGAAAGCATCGGCAAAGTCCTTTGTCTGCTTCTTGATGTCCTCCGGGCGCATACCGCTGGATGTGAATTTCAGCAGCCATCGGATGACCGCGCCGTTGCGAACAGCGTTGATGATGCTGCGGTCAGTCGTGCCGATGACTTCCATGACGCTTTGAAGCGCAGGGCCGGGCGGCGTGCCGAACACGTCATTTTCGTTGTAATCGTTGCGCAGATGGATAACGTCGGTATAGGCAAACGTCCATGTGCTGCCGTTCGGCAACCAGAATTGCAGCAGCAGTTCGCCCGCTTTGTTATAGAGGGCCTGCACACTGCTGGCGACGATGGGAAACAGCGCAACGGGGAAACCGTTGTCATCGCGCTGGATAAGCGCAAACGCATTGTTGTTCAAGATCAACTGCGTTTCCATTTTCTCCGCGTACATCTGCCACGTCATGTACTGGTTCGGTTCTTCCAGCAGCAGGCGAATGTAGGGGTCTGGGTTCGTCTGCGTGTTGGTTTTGCCGTCCGGGCCGATGGTCGTTCGGATGTGGCGCGGCATGGCCTTGCCCACGGCCTTGATTTTCGGGCGGATGCAGGCGCGCACGATGTCGCTTTTGTACAGGTTCCCGTCGTAGACATACAGGCCGTTGCCTGTCTCCGTTACCATCTTGACTTGTGCTGCGGTGGGACTGCGGGCGACAGCCGCGCGCAACCGTTGAAAAATTCCCATGTGGGCATCCTCCGATCAAATCATAGTTTTGTAATCATCCTGTCGGTCTTGGAACACAACGAAAGCATCCAGCAGAGCGGCCAGACCGTCAATGCGCTTGCGCGCCTTGCTGGTTTTGTTCGGCTTGATGTTGCCGTTTTTATCTTCCACAATGCCCGTGTTAGCAAGGCACCATTTCAAGACAGGGTTATTGTTGTAAATGATAAGTTTGCTATCAAAATCTGCACCTAACTGCTTCATGGGTAGCGACAGCGTTTTCATGGTCTGCTGCACGGGTACGAACACGCCCTTGCCGAAGGTGTCCTGCATTTCGTCTACCCAGTAGCTTGCAGACCATGCGTCATAGCCGCCACAATAGATATAGCAGTCAAGTTCGTTCTGTACTTCAAGGAACCATTCCGTGACATCTTTCTGCCGGACTTTGTTGCCCTCACAGGTACGCAGATAGCCTTGTTCTTTCCACAGGTCGTAAGGAATACGATCTTCCCGCACGCGGCGTTCAAGCAGTTCTTCGGGCAACCAGAACATACACAGGACATAGATGTGCGGGTCGCCCGGAACCATGAATATAACGACAGCAGCGGTAAGGTCGGTAGTGCTGGAAAAGTCCGCGCCGCCGATGCCATACCGTGGCCGAAGCTGGCGCACGTCGAATGTGGCGGTGTTGTTCAACTGCTCAAAAGTCAGCCATGCTTCGCCGATAGTTTCGGGAATGTTGAAATCCTTGCAAAGCAGGTTCTTCACAAGTTTCGGGTTTGCAATGGCTTTCTGCACCTTGGCCCGCAACTGCTCCACAGACTTGATCGTACCTAAGCCGGGGTTTGCCTTGGCCCAGCAGCTTTCGTCTGTCCATTCCTTGCGGCTGTCCAGTTCGTAGATGACGGGCAGGAAGTGTTCGTTTTTATAGCCGTTGTCGTCATAAAAACCGTTTATGACATTTTCGGCTTCTTGATACAGATCATCGTACAGACCTTCGCGCACCGTGCCCGCCGTGGTAGTCTCGAAGATCATCGGCTGTTCACGGGCGGTCACACCGTCAACAATAACGTCATACAGGGCGCGCATAGGCGGTGCCCATGCGTGAATTTCGTCCAGCAGACCGCCGTGAACATTCAAACCATCCTGTGTGTCGCTGTCGTGACCTAGGGGCTTGTACACGCTGTCGTTGAAGTCGGAAACCATTTCGGCGACAAGCGGCTTGATTTTGCCGTTCGGTGTTTTGCGCGTCCAGTGCAGCACAGGTGACTTGCAGACCATGCGGCGGGCTTCCTGCCAGATGATCTTTGCCTGATCTTTTTTGGTGGCGACGGCGTAGATTTCCGCGCCGGGTTCACCGTCTGCAACCATCAAATACAGGCCGATGGCCGCAGACAATGTTGACTTGCCGTTTTTACGGGCGACAACAAGCAGGACTTCCCGATACTTTCGCGTTCCGTCAATGACATGGACGAATCCGAACATGGCGGCGACAAGCGCTTTTTGCCACAGTTCAAGGATGAACGGCTTGCCGCCCGCTTTGCCTTTGCTATGGCGGCAGTAGTTTTCGATGAACTCTATTGCATGGTTGGCGCGCTTGGCTTTGTAGGCATAATCGCCGCAGCCGTTGACGACATCCTGCGCAAGTTTGCGGTATACCGTGGCAACCTTTTTACTGACAACAACCTGTCCGTTTTCAATGGCAGCGTTGTATTCAAGTATCGGGTTGTAGGTCAGTGGATAGCGAATCAATCCGCATCACGTCCCGCAACGAAACTGTCAAACTGATCGCCCGCGTCAGTGGTGGGCGGCGGTGCGGTAGCCTTGGGCAGCAAGTCGGTCAGCTTGGAAAGCAGTGTCGCATAATTCTTGATGGTGGTATTGTAGCTTTTCAGTGCAGGATTTTCGCGCAGCATGGATTGTTCACCCTGCACGAAGAAATCCAGTGGGCCGATTTCGTCGGCCTTATTCTTCAAGGTGTCAAGCATCCCGGACATCCAGATCAGTTCCGACACGACGTTGCTTGCAAGCGCGCGGCGTTCTTCCGGCACAGATTCAATCGTAGATTTCAATTCCTTTTCGGTCAGAATCCGAATCGGCTGGTTCTTCTTCCGTGCCATTGCACGCCCTCCCTTGCAAAAAAATATAGGGCCGCAAACCGCCGACATCCATCGACAGTTTACGGCCCCACTCGGCCCTTAGTGCAGACCATTTACTGCACCGCGCTTTTTTTCACTTTTCGCCGCACTTCCAAAACGATGATTTCACCGTTCTTTCGGCGCTTGATCTCGGCTGTGTTGCCATGTTCCAGTATGGCGCGCACAGCTTCAATTACATCGTCCGGCAACGTCCGTTCACCTCCGCCCGGATTCCTGCAAAACAGGAACAAATCTGTTTCATCTGTCAAGACCCCCCGGTCATGTGAAAATAACCTGTGTGTTCTTTGTGGCTCACTCCCTCGGTTCTATGGCAAACCGGGCTAGGGCCTGCCTAGGGGGGAGTAGCGCCGCTGGCGTTGGCCTTGTCCGCTGGCTGCGGCTGGCCGTTTTCGTCAAAGTAGTAAAGATTTCCACCGTCATTTTCAATTTTGTTGTGGCAATCGTGGCAGACATACAGGAAGTTCGCCGGATTCAAAGCAATGTCCGGGTCTGTGATGTTCTCCGGCGTCAGCCATACTTTGTGATGGACGATGTAGCCGGGCGCATCTCTGCATATCTGACACAAGCCGCCGTCAATGTTGACGCGGGAAGCAACGAACGCCGCGCGGCACTTGCGCCACTTTGTTGATTTGTAAAACGCTTTCGCAAATGCCTGTGCCATAGTTCACCGTTGGTGTTCCAGTAGAACACGACGCAATCCGCCGGGGATTGTGTAGTAATAGAATCGTTACTGCTGTGTGATGTGTAGCGGAATCGAACCGCCGCGCTGTGCGCCGTACCTTGCACACCATATAATCCCGGATTGCCCGCCGGGCCGTGTGTCGCCATAGAATAGGAGGAAGAAAGGCCGTCAGTGTTCCCAACTGACAATTCCACTATAGCACACTTGAAATCGCTTATCTGGCCAACATTATGAACAAACTGTAAACTTTAGTGCTTAGGGCTTGCATCTGGAATAAGGCCAGCTTCAAGGGCTAGTGTGTAGCAGTATTCGCGCTTGTAGCGGCGGAAAGTCTTTTCGCTTATATTCAAGTCGAACTGCCGCAGCAGAGTTGCGACGCTGGGTCTGCGCGGGTGCTTGACGTTCACCTTGATGGCAGCGGCCAGACGGTGCGCTTCGTCCTGCTGGCCCGCCGGGTATTTGTCGAAGATCATCTGTTCCGCAGTGCACAGGGCTGAAAGATACGGTTCCGTTTTGGCCCCCTGTACCAGCCCTGCGCAGACCTTGACGATACCGGGCGGCAGGGTGTAGCGGTTCATGGCTCACGCTCCTTGCACTCGTCATAATCTTCATCATCTGGAATTTCGTCGGGCAATTCCCAGAGTTCACATATTCCGTCCCCACGCTGGAACATCGGGAAATTATACATCCGGCTTTCCTGATTGGTGCATCGTGCTTTCCAGTATTTGCATCTTCCACAGCGCGGATAGTCGTTTATCAGCATGGTTCACCCCCGAACTTTGCGCCGCAATACGGGCAATAACTGTACGATTTTGCCAACGCCGCGCCGTAGTCCTCATCTATGCACAGTTTGCAATTACTGCAAAATCCTGCATCGTGCGTACATTGCGCAGTTCCGCGCATAATGTGTGCCGTGGGCCGCAGGGTTTCCGGGTCGATAGTCGGTGTATCATCCACCAATCCGCGCCCATACTCTGCGCCGCTCTTATATGCCTGGTACTCGCCACCCTCATAAGCGCACCCGATCATATCAGATAGTCGCGGTACTTTATCTGCGTCAATCAGCCGCATGGTTATCCCTCACTTTCTCAAAATAGAATTTGATCGCTTTCGGATTTTCCAGCACATTTCCGTACACCACGCCGATCTTGTAGATGTAGTTCTCTTGCAGCTTTTGCGGGATCTCTGCAATGTATCGTCTGAATGTTTCAAGGTCGTGGGCGCGTTTGTAGTGATTGCACATGCGGCAGGACGGCATAAGGTTTTCAATGTCGTCCGTGCCGGAATCCTCTGGGTTCCACGCCCTCTGCGGCTTGAAGTGGTCTACCTGCATATCATTGTAGGCAATGTGGCGGCCACAGTAAGCGCAATGACCGTCAAATTTCTTGTACACCGCAACGCGGGTCTTTTTACTGATTGCCATTTATTCATCCTCGCTGTACTTATAGTCGTAAAAAGTTCCGTCAGGTTCAACGAAAAATTCTTCTTCTTCCCATCGTGCATCACAGGTTTTATAATTTTCGCAAGAAGCAAGGCTCACGTCCATAGCCCCATCATCACCGCGCGTACAGCGTTTGCCAATTTTGCCATCCTTGCGCATTGTATAATTCAGCGAGTACTGATACAGATTGCTTACAACAATGCGTCCGCCGCAGCGCGGACAGCATTTTATAACTGTTCCAAGGTTCATTCTATGCCCTCCGTATCCGCCGGGGATTGTGTGACAGGCTCTTTCTGCTGCCAGTAACAGCAGCCGTCATCGCCGTCCGTGAAGTCGGCGCAATAGGGGCTTGCACCGCAGAAGCACACGCCGTTGAAATCTTCCCAATACAGGCAGGTTTCACAGCGCAGGCGTTCGGCAGGGGGCTTGTTCTTTCCGTTTTCCATCTTTACATGTTTCCACCTTTCCAGTTTTCAATGCTTTCAATGCGCAGAATTTGCAGGATATAGTAGTATTTGTCCGGGTCTGCGCCCCATTCGCGCACACCGCCTTTGCCGAAGATGCAATGCACCCGCAATATGGCTGCTGGGGCTTTTGAATTGTATCCGGCACGAATTTTTACAGGAAAAATCTTGTATGCTTGACCTTTGCAATTCGGGTCGGCAACTATGGCAGAATTTATGCGAGTTTGGTAATATTCTGTCGCTTCACGGTATTCTTCGCGCTTTTCACCGCGGCAGATCATGTCAAACCATTCCTGCTTTATGGGAAGTGTCAGCATTTTTCATTACTCCTTTGTGACCGGGGCAAGGCGGCATCATTTGCCCTCGCGCTGTGCAATGGCGCGTTTCAGCTTGTTCAGATTAAAGTCCATTTCACCGACAAAGCGCAGGCACAGGTCATGGTTGATACCGTTGCCCAGATAGGTATAGATGTAATCCATGCTTGTGCGTGTATAAATCGTGCCGCAAAATTGGTTGATACCGTTCAAGTGGTATTTCTGGCTTGCCGAACTGTATGACTTGCAGGCTTCACGGCTGCACCATTCAATAATCCGGGCATTCAGTTCGTCCAGCGTGTCCGCACCGTACAGCGGTACGGTGATATTGCGCGCCGGATAGACAATCAATTCAAGGCGCAGGTTCATAATTGCTTTCGGAAATGCGGATTGCAGGGCGTACCGAACCGCCTGATCTAATAAGATACCCTTTGCGTAGACAGGCGGCGGGGTCACGGTGGGTTCTGCTTTGATAAGCGCCCGGAAACTTTCAACAGCAAAATTGCGGGTCATGACATGATTGTTATCCGCCGGGGATGAAGTGGGCAGGGATTGTTCAAGGTGGATTGCATCAATCAGTCGTTGCATGGTCGTTGCCCTCCGAATCTTTAAGCAGCACACCACCCACATCGTCACCGTAGCGCGTCCGCATTTGTAGGCACTTACTTAGCGCGTATGTGGCCGTTGTTCCGTCTCCTGCTTCCGCAGCAAGGTTGTACGAAATCGCATGAAACCGCAGCAGAATGTCCACATTCCGCACGGGCGGTTTCAGCATACCGCTGATAACCCTGTGCCACCCTTCCGCTTTGCGTGGTTGGCCGCACAGATGTGCCATCATCAATTTCAAGCATCTTTTTTTAGTCATAAGTTTATACTCCCAATAATTCAGCCGCTTTCAGCATGACAGCACATCCGTCAATGTGGCAGTTGTGTTCAAATCCACAGCCGACGCACTCACAATACTTGGGCGCAAAAGGGCGTGGGAATGCGGCAATCTTCTTTAGTTGCTCGATTAGTTCGGGGGATGCTTTTTCATACGGCTTGCTGGAACAGGCCGCTGCATCAAATTTCAGATGTTGGGGCATCGGTATCCGCCTGCCTTTCTTCGTATATCGGCAAGTGTGGGTGTACTACAATCTGACAGCCGCACATAGGACAGCTAAAGGCATCATGCAGGCCGTCAACAATGGCGGTGTCGCTGATTATGGCTCCGTCATTGTAGTAATGGAATCTGCCATAGTTGTGTTTTCCAACTACAGTGTAGCGATTGTCGTTGTACGGGATGAATTTATAGCCGCATACCTCACACTGTATATCGCGCATCGGCGGCGGGTTATCCGCCGGGCCGCTGTCGGATTCTGTATTGCGAGATTTTTTCAGCTTTTGTGCGAAAAAAAGCTTATCATAAGCAATAACGCCAGCCATACCGACACCATAGACGAAAAGGCCCTTTCCAATAGCAGGAAGAATCACTTTCAAAATTTCTCGCATTGTCATACCTCCCATGCAAACGGCAGACCAATTTTGCATCCTTCGCGCCGTTCTTCGAAGAAATAGCATCCTTTGCAGCACTCGCCGCTGCCGTGGGCTTCACAGTAGTTGCTAAGATCGCGGGCCGCGTCAATCACGTCATCGCTGGCGGTAGGCTCTGTGCTCTCGACGGTGGGCGATTCTTCCTGCACGATGGGCGCGGGGGTAATCTCCGAAGGTTCGGGCGCGGTATCCGCCGGGGGCGCTGGGGTTTGGGTTTCGGTGTCGGGGGTCTGCTTGGGGGTGCAGTGCGTGCAGGCCGTGGGGCAAGTGGCTTTTTCAAGGCACAGTTGACAGCATCCAGCGCATCCGATCATTACACCGTTTTTGACGTGGGATAAAATGCCATCGGCATTGTCGCACATACCGTCTACGGTATCTGTGCAGTTATCGTTAATGAATGTCGCATATCTTTCTGCACGGGTCACAGGTGCTTTTTTCGGCTCTGCGGTTGCTTTCTTCGGCATCGGTTCGGGGGTGATGCCTGCACCAGCACAAGCTTTTACGAACTGCGCCCATGTATACTGTACGTGCTGACCGTCCAAGTAGAAGCGGATGCCCTTTGCGCTGGTATCCGTGATACCGCCGCAGAGGTTCGTTCCGCCTGTCGGGTCTTTGGCGAGGGCTTGCAGCATAGCGGCACTGAAATATTCCAGCTTGCGTACCCATTTTCGATTTACAAATTCCTTTGCCATAGGCAGCGCCCAGTCGGGAAAAGTTTCGGGAACAGATTCTTTCTTCTTGCGTATGGCTTCCATCGTAGGCACAGGATAGGTCGCGGCGATTTCTTCCTGCTGGCGGTTCGGCAGACTGCTAAGTTCGTAGGCCACTTGCGTGCCGATGGTGCCCGCTTTGTAACGCTGCATAAGCGTGGGGCACAAGTGCTTGTAGATAGCTTGGTATTTACCCGCCTGCGCCGAAGAAATGCCCAGCGCCGCCGCAACGGCAGTGCGGGTCTTGCCCTCCACCTTGCCGCCGTTGGCTTTGAACTCTTTTGCGATTTCGGCGGTCTTGACGGTTTCCATCATGTTTTCATATTCGGTTTCTTTGCGAGTGGTACGGTTCATAAGGATAAGCCGTGCTTGGTCGGCCAGCGCTCCTAAGCTGGATGTGATCTTCACGTCAACTTCGGCCCAGCGTTCCGGGTCTTTGGCGTAGAGGGTCAGCAGGGCCAGACGGCGGCGGTGTCCGCCGGTCAGACGGTATTTGCCAGATTCATCCGCCGGGCGGACAACTAAGGGCTGTTCCAGCCCGAAAGCATCAATGGCAGCGGCCAGTTCTTCAATGCCGTCTGTTTCGTAGAAATTTTCGGGGTCTGGCAGGATGTCGGCCAGTTTGATGCGCGCAAAGTGATCTTGTTCCGGCTGGGTGCTGGCGGCGCTCAAAACATCTTGAATCAGATTCATGTTGGTTCCCTCCGGGTGTTCCAATGGAACACCAAAACAGCGATTTATTTCTTCTTTTCGGCAGTTTTGCGGGCTTTATTGCCTGTTTTCTGCCATTTCGGCAACATTTCGGATAAGGCCATAATATAGAACTGTGCGATAATATCCCGTGTATCATCGGGCAGGGTTTCAAACTGTCGGATGATGTCCTGCCGCATCTTGGCGGGGTCGGATGTCTGGGTGCGCCGGATGGGCGCTTGCTTGCTTTTCACAAAATTACTTCCTCGTATTATAAAGTAGTAGTTATTAGAGTCCCTCTCCAAGGACAAAATG